CGTGGCGGGTCGCAGGCGTCAGGTCGATGAAACGCCGGCCGATGCGGGAATAGATTTCGTCGTAGCCCTTCTTGTCGTACTCCAGTCCGATGCTCATGCGGCGCTTGATATATTCGGTCGAGAGGAAGATGATGCCGCAGCGGCCTTCGAGGGCATTGTAGATCGAAATGAAGTAGCAGAACACCGTATCCATCAGCTTGTCGCCCTCGTCGAAGACGAGCAGCGGGCGGTCGAGTACACGCAGCGCGTCCGTCACGGCTTGGAGTTTCTCCCGCAGGCTCGTCTGGGCGAGCTTGAGACCGAGGACGCGGGCCATTTCGCGAATGAAGTCCCCGCGCCGCATATCCTCCGAGCACGAGACGACGAAGACGTTCTCATGCTTCGACGCATAATCGTGCGCGGTCGTCGTCTTGCCGATGCCGGCATTCCCGACCACCCATGAGACATTCTGATTCGCTTGTGCATCGGAGAGCAGAACCGACAACTCCCGGTAGGCAGTCGTTTCGCAGACAGCCCACTCTTCCGGGTTGATCGGGGAGACCAGCGACCGAATGCGCAGGAACATCTCATCGCTGATATTGTCGAACTTGCCGTTCAGAATCGCGCTGACCGTGCCCGTGCTCAGACCGAGCGAATTGACCGCCTTGTTCTGGCTGGGATATTTGGACACGTACGACTGAAGCTGCGTCTGGACGGTCTGTTTCTCTTCGAGTGATAACTGTTTCATGTCGATATGGTTTTAAGATTTACATTCTGCTGAAAATGGCCGTCGGGTCGAAATCCATGTTGCTGACGGCTTTCGTATATTCGCCGACCGCAAGCGGTTCGGCCGTCGGCTCGACCGGTACGGCCACCATTGCGTCGGCCAGCCGCTCGTATTCTTTTTCGCTGATGCCTTTGAGGGCCGGAGTCCGAAGCCCGTGCTGTTCCGGAGCGACGCCGTGTTCCAGCTCCAGCGCGTGCGCCTCGATCTGGCGGCGAACCCGCTCGCGCTTGTTCGCATCGTCGTTGAACCGGATCAGATCCATGTCGCCCGGCCGTTGTTCCTGAATGTTGCGGCGGATCAAAAGGTAGGGATAGGCCACCGTCTCGTAGCGCAGCCCCATCGGAGTTCGTGTGTAGAGCAGCGCCCGATCCATGCGCTTCGGGTCGAACTTCACGAAGAACTCCCGACCGGTATTATCCCGGCGCCATTCGTAATCCGGACGACCGTCGGCGGTCAGCACCTCGTAGGTGTACTTGCGGTTTCGGTACTGAACTGTGATGCCGTCGGCCGTGAACAGGCTCGGCTGCTCGGTCGTCAGCCAGAACAGATCGATCATGTCGAACTCCGTAACCGGGTCGGTGGCCGGATTAACGCTCGCACGGTACATCTCCTCGTGGGCGATCCCCGTATCGTAATGTTTCATGGAATTCCACTTGCGGCGGGCTGCGGCGTAGGCCGCCAGCATCTCCTCGTAGGTGAACAGCTTCTCCTTGTTCGCCTCGAGGAACTCCCTGTTGATCTTCCATGCCTCCTTCGAAGTGATGTTGCCGCCCGTGAAGCGCCAGTCCTCATGCAGCACCTGCTGCTGGAACCGGCCGAAGGCAGACTCGATGCTCTTCGACGGGCCGTTGTACGGCGCCGTCGGCCGATTGATACGGCAGATGTTCGCGAAAAACTTCTGCGCGATCTTGCTCCGTTGGCCGCCCTGATTGTCGGTGACGATCTCGTAGGGTTTGCAGCCGGCCGTCTCGATGGCCATGCGGAAGGCGGCGAACTGCGCGTCGAAGTTCTCGCTGGCGCTGACCGAGTAGCCGAGCAGCGTTTCGCTGTAAGCGTCGATGACCTCATAGACCGAGACCGTGCGAATGACCGTCTTGCCGTTTTCGACCGCCTTATAGAACAGGTTGAGCTTCGTGCCGTCGCCGTACCACAGCGAATCGCGCATGGTCGGCATTTCGGTCTTGTTGCGGCGGGCGTAGAGCTGCTTGGCCGCC